GAGGTTGACGCTAGAGAAAATTCCTATAGAATGATTCGCGCAATAGATTTGATCAAAAGTCATTTCCAAGCGATTGCCGATACGACTGAGATCAGGTCTAAACGATGGAAAATTTTGTGAGGGTTTGAATGGACACTACTCCGCAAGGAAGTGGACAGCTTGATGTAAATAGTGGCGCTGCCGCAATTCTCGGACTGATGGGCGATGCTGAAGGTGAAAAGCCTGACCAGCAGGAACCGCAGGAAGAGGTTGTTGAGCAGGAGCAGGAACAGACTGAGCAGGTTGAGGAAACTCCGCGCTACCGGGTGAAAGCAGCCGGTGAGGAACGCGAGGTTACTCTGGATGAACTGATCAAGTCTTACCAGCTTGGCACGGATTACACTCAAAAGACCCAATCGCTAGCGGAACAGCGTAAAGCTCTGGAAGCAGAGAAACAGGCTGTCGAGCAAGCGAAATCTCTCCGAGATCAGTATGCAGAGCGTCTGCAAGCTATTCAGCAGGTTCTGGCAGAACAGTCAAAGGGGGAGAACCTTGAGGCACTGAAAGAATCTGATCCAATCGGATATGCGGTCAGAGTCGCAGAGTTGCAGCAACGCCGAGAGCAACTAGCAGCAGTCCAAGCAGAACAGCAACGAATTGCCTACCAGCAACAATCGGAGCATCAGCAGAGACTTGCGAGCATCGTTGCCGAGGAACAGCAGAAGCTGGCTCAAGCGATCCCTGAGTTTGCAGATCCACAGAAGGGTGAAACGGTCAGAGGCGAAATCAGGACTTACGCCAAACAACTCGGTTTCACGGATCAGGAACTTGCCCAGGTTTACGATTCACGCGCTGTCCTGACTCTCTGGAAAGCCGCGCAATACGACAAACTTTTGTCTCAGAAGCCTGGTGTCCAGAAGAAGGTTGCAGAAGCTCCGAAAGTGTTGAAACCGGGAACCAGTAGGCCGGTGAACACAGAAGAGCAGTCAATCCGTGATCAGCGCAAAGTCCTGAAAAAGACCGGCAAAGCGCGAGACGCTGCTGCCATTTTTGAACGATTCCTGTAAGGATTTTGAAATGAGCACTTTTACCGCACACAGCGCAATCGGTATGCGCGAAGACCTGATCGATGTTATCTACGACATCAGTCCTACCGAAACCCCGATCCTGTCCACCCTGGCTCGCACCAAAGCGACTGCTGTGTATCATGAGTGGCAGAGTGATTCGCTTGCTGCTGCTACGACTGCAAACGCTGCGGTTGAGGGCGCTGATGCTGTTGCTACCACGATCAGCCCAACTGTTCGTCTTGGCAACTATACGCAGATCGTTCAAAAGACGATCAGCATCTCCAACACGCTGGAAGCCGTTAACAAGGCTGGCCGGAAGTCGGAGAAGGCATATCAGCTTTCTAAGGCTGCGTCGGAACTGAAGCGTGACATGGAAACCATCATCACTGCCAACCAAGGGCAGACTGCTGGTTCATCGTCTACTGCTCGGAAACTCGGTGCGATCCTGTCCTGGCTGAAGACCAACACTTCCGCTGGTACGTCTGGCACTGATCCCACGACGATTGGTGTCTCGACTCGCTCGGATGGTGCTACCCGCACCTTCACCGAGACGCTGCTGAAGGATGTTGTTGCCGAGGTGTTTGTTTCGGGTGGTAATCCGAAACTGCTGGTGGTCAACAGCGGGTTGAAGCAGAAGGTGTCGAGCTTCGCGGGTATCGCAGCACAGCGTTACATGGCTCCTGGTGACCAACCGACGACCATCATCGGCGCTGCTGACGTCTACATGAGCGACTTTGGAACGCTGTCGGTCACCCCGGATCGCTTCATGCGTACGAGGGATGCACTGCTGCTCGATCCTGAGTACGCTGCGGTTGCGTATCTGCGTCCGTTTGCGACGAATGATCTGGCGAAGACCGGCGATGCTGAGAAGACCCAGCTTCTCGCTGAGTTCACGCTGGAGATGCGGAACGAGGCAGCTCACGGTATCGTGGCTGACCTGAATCCGGCTCTGTAATCAGTAATGACTGATGGGAGGGAGTGGGGAAACCTGCTCCCTCTTTTTGCATGAAAGACTTATTCAGTATCAGCGAGACTCGCTACACCGTAGCGACACTGCAAGATGATCAAGTTATTCTGACCACAAAGCAGGATGTGTCTGAGATCGTCGAAGCAAACAAACAACAGGTCAACGCTGCAACCAAGAAGGTTGACAATGTTATGACCCATATCGCCAGGATTCCAGACACGGTGATCGATGTCCTCAACAAGATGGGCATCATGCGTGGATTCATGGTCACAGACGAAAAACGATTTAAGGCTTGGTTGAATGACCCTGACAACCGAGTCTGGAGGACTTACCCTGGAAGTGTTTAGGAGGAGCATGAAGGTTGCAATCTGTGTCCCATGCAGGGACGAGGTGATGAGCGGATTCTGTTTTGACCTAGCAAGGTTGGTCGGATATGAGGCAAAACGGGGTCAGAACGAAATACAACTGTTGCAGATGCCAGGAACGCTGATCTTCACTCAGCGGGAGAAACTGGCGCAGGAAGCTCTGGAATGGGGTGCAGACCAAGTTCTGTGGATTGACTCTGATCAGCGATTTCCTGCTGACACGCTGGAGATCCTTCAGGCTAGGCAAGTACCGATCTGCGGTGTTAACGCTACAACGCGCAGAGAGCCGATTCTGCCGACTGCGTTGAACCTTAAGATTGAGCGGGAGATGCTCAACGGTAAGCCAGGAGAGCCGAAACAGGTCTGGGCTAAGGTTGAAAGCAGGGGCAAGAAGGGTGTTGAACAGGTGACCGCAGTGGGTTTTGCGGTTACACTTGTCAACAGGGAAGTGTTTGAGAAGATCCCTAGACCGTGGTTTGATGTCATCTGGACTGATCACGGCAATGTCATCGGTGAGGATGTGACATTCTGCGTCCGGTGCATGGAGAATGACATTCCGGTGTTTGTTGACCATGAACTGTCAATGCACATCGGACACATTGGCGTCAAGACCTTTGGATGGGATGACGTAAAGCATGGCCCTAGCAACCTACAGCGACCTGCAAACAGCAGTCGCAAACTATCTCGCAAGAAGCGATCTCACTAGCCAGATCCCAGACTTTATTCGGCTGGCTGAGATCCGTCTGCGGAGGCAGCTTCGCATTCGTGAGATGCTGAAGCTGTCCAGCACCACTATGACGGGTGGCGATAGCACTGTCGGTCTGCCCAGCGACTTCCTCCAGATGCGGAATCTTTATCTGGATGGAAATCCTGAGATTCCCATCGGATACCTGTCTCCTGCTTCGTTCACTCGGAATGCCAGGGTGACGGAGAGTGGCAAGCCGGTTGCCTACACTATCCTGTCGAACGAAATGCAGTTTGCTCCTGTAGCGGATAGCAACTACACGCTCTGGATGCTGTATTACGCTGCTCCGGCCTTCCTGAGCGATTCTGTGTCAACGAATGTGTTTACGGATGTTTGCCCGGATTTGCTGCTCTATGGGGCGCTAACGGAGGCAGAACCGTATCTCATGAACGATGCTCGATTGCAGACCTGGGCGGCAATGTTCCAGAGGTCTATGCAGGATCTAACGGTGTCGGATGAGCAAGCGGAGTACAGCGGCAATCCGATGGTGATGACGGTTCAGAAGAGGTAAGCATGGCAATCGTTGTCAAAGATCGGGTACGGGAGACTTCCAACACATCTGGAACCGGGTCTTTAACGCTTGATGGTGCTGTTCCTGGATTTCAGTCATTCCAGTCTATCGGTACTGGAAACCAAACGTATTACTGCATTGCTGGACAAGTTGATTGGGAGGTTGGTCTAGGCACTTTTAATGCGTCTACGTTGAGCAGGGACTCTGTATACGCGAGCAGCAATGCTGGAAACCTTGTCAATTTCAGCACAGAACGTAAACAGGTATTTTGCACTTATCCAGCAGTCAATCAGCCTGGAGAGAGCGTACAGACGTTTCTCAATACCCCGTCATCTGCGAACCTCCGCGCAGCAGTGACCGATGAGACTGGTACTGGTGCTTTAGTATTTGCTACTTCACCTGTTCTGACTACACCTAACCTTGGTGTTCCGTCAGCAGTGACGTTGACTAATGCCACAGGTCTGTCGCTGGCGACCGGCGTCACCGGAACGCTGGCAGTTGCCAACGGCGGAACAGGCATCACATCTCTTGGCACAGGTGTTGCCACCGCGTTAGGCGTCAACACAGGCACGGCTGGTGCGTTTGTCGTCAACGGTGGC